GCCGACAGCAACGTCGTGGGCCGCATCGCCAACGCCATTCTGGCCGAAAACGGGCCGAGGCCGGACGACTTAAAAAACTGATTCACGGCGGAGAAGCTGCCGACTTCCTCGCCGTGTATGCTCTCGCGGACCGTCTCGGCAAATTCGCAAGCGAAGTGCTCGCCATGCCAGCGCAGGAACTCAACGGCTGGCTCGTTTACATCGAACACCAAAACCGCAAACTGAAAAACCATGGCTGAAGCTACATTCACTTTACGCGCGGTGGATTCGACGAGGGCGGCGTTTGCTAGCGTGCAGAATTCGCTGACGAAGATTCACTCGACGGCGAAAATCGTCTCAACCGGAATGGCTACTTTCTTCGGATTCTCTGCGGCAATCGGCGGCGCGAGAAGGCTGAACGCGGCAATGGAGGATGCGGAAAAGAACGCGAAGAAACTCGGTCTGTCGGCTGAAGATTTGGATGCGCTAACCGTCGCGACGAACTTCGTCGATGTCGCGATGATGAAGTTGCAGTCAACGATGGCGAAGGGCATCGGAGCTGTCGCTAGAGTGTTTTCGGGAGCAGATACCGGAGCGTCCGCAGTAGAGGCGCGCGCCATGCGCATTTCCACCGAACTGGAAAAGCTCAAGAAGCAGGCCGATGACGTGCGCGATTCAATCGACATGATCGGCGCATCGGACTCGGTGAAATTCGCCGCAATCGGTGACGAAATCGCGAAGATCAATCGAGAGATAGAGCAAAGCGACAAGTCGGTTGACGCCGAGAAAAACGCAGAGCGCGGCGTAAGGATTGCCGAGCTGCAAAAGTCGAAGGCTGAAATGGCTTACGCCGCTTTTAAGTCAATGGACGAGGCCAAGATTGCAGTCACGAAAACGGATAAGGATTATGCGATGTCGCTACTTTCTGAAACCGAACAACAGAAGAAGAATAATGAAGCAATCGCGCAAAAGGAAGAAGCATTGGACAGTCTTAAAGAGGCGCTCGGTGGCGCATTCACCTCGATAGACAAAACCAACGTGAGCCCGCGTGAAATCCAGATGATGGATGAAATGAAAAATAAGCTTGGGGAATACAACGAACTCCTCGGTAAGCGTAAGGTCATTGAAACCGATCTCCAAATCATCGCGCGCAACGCGGGCAGCATAATCGCAAGCGGCTTCGAGGACGCGATTTTCAGCGGGCAAAAGCTCGGCGAGGTCATCCGGTCGCTCGGGATGGATTTAATGCGGATGGTGTTTCAGCAGACCGTGACCGCTCCGCTGGCGGCGGGCATCAGCGGTGCAATCATTAAGGGCTTCGGCGCTCGTGCAATGGGCGGACCCGTCAGCGCCGGTTCCCCCTACGTCGTCGGCGAAAAAGGCCCCGAGCTATTCGTTCCCAGTTCCTCGGGCAGCATCGTGCCGAACGGCGCAATGGGCAGCAGCGGCGGGGGCTCGGGCGGCGTCACGGTCAATTACAACATCGCGGCAGGCGTCTCGCGCGCCGAGCTGGTGCCTATCCTTGAACAAGAGCGGCGGCGGCTCAAGGCGGAGATTCCCGACATGGTGCGGCGCGGGGGAAGCTATCGCGCAGCGTTCGCTTAAAAGTCATGGCTATCTCCTACCCGCTTTCTCCGCCGTCTCCGTTCAACCTTTCGCGGCTTTCGTTTACCGGCGTCTCGGCGACCTCGCGCAATACATCGCCGTTTACGATGCAGACCCAGCAATACAATTGGCCTGGGCAGGCATGGCTCGGCTCGGTCGATTGCCCGCCGATGGTGCGCGCGGATGCTGAGGCCGTGATTGCCTTCCTGCTCGCGGCGCAGCGCGGCACGTTTTACTTTCAGGACTACGCCAACCCGACGAATCGCGGGGGTGTGACAGGCACGCTGACCGTAACCACGGCTACGGCGAACGCCACGACGCTGACCTTTGGTGGCGCAACCGGTTCCTTCGCACTTGGCGACTGGCTGCAAATCTCAACGAGCCTTTACAAAGTCGTGCAGGTCAATTCGTCGTCGTCGGTTGACGTGTTCCCTGTGCTGCGTTCGAGCTACGCCGCCAGCACGCCGATCACATACGCAAACGCAAAGGGCGTCTTCCGCCTCGCATCCGGATCGACCGAGTGGTCAATTGACCTCGCATCGATTTACGGCGTGAACTTCTCAATTATCGAGGACGTAGCATCATGAGTATCACAACCGCAGGCCGCACGATCTCGGCGAGCATGGTCACGGAGGTAACAACCGCGCAGCTCTCACCGATACTCATGGCGGAGCTGAATTTCTCGACGCCGCTTTATCTTTGGAGCGGCTACGGGACGATTACTTACAACAGCATCGGCTATCTCGGACTCGGGACGCTCGGCACAATCTCGCCGGTAGAGGAGACGACGGACCTTTCGGCGCGTGGCGTCACTATGCAGCTCTCGGGCGTGCCGACGGCGATGGTTTACAACGCGCTCAATGAGGACTACCAAGGGCGGACGTGCTTCGTGATGTTTGGCGCGCTGTCGCCGACCGCTGGACTGATCGCCTCACCAATCACGATCTTTGCCGGCCGAATGGACGTGATGCAAATCAGCGACGACGGGCAGTCATCGCTCATCACCATGAGCGCGGAAAACAAGCTCGTTGATTTCAAGCGCACTCGTGAACAACGCTACACCGACGAAGACCAGCAGACGCTTTTCCCGACCTACGCGGCGATCACTTTGCCGGACCTGGGGCTAGAGTTCGTGAACGCGATTCAAGAAAAGACGATTTACTGGGGCAACCAGAACACGACGAACGCGTCGAACTGGAACGGCGGCAGCGAAACAACGCAGCCCGACGACTAATGAACCGTGCTGCAAATTGGCCGGAGCTATTGGCTGCGTTTATCGACGAGCGGCGCGAGGTTCCCTTTGCGTGGGGAAAGGCCGATTGCTGCCTGTTTGCGGCCGATTGGGTGCGGCTGGCTACTGATCTCGACCCCGCCGCTGATCTTCGCGGCAAATACGATTCTGGGCTCGGTGCACGGCGCATCATCAAACGAAGCGGCGGGCTCGGCGTAATGGTCGCGCGCGCTTTGCTCCCGCTTGGATTCCGTGAGGTCTCGCTTGCGCTCGCTGGACGCGGGGACATCATCGTGCGGGACTCTGGCGACGGGGACTGCGCGGGCGTCGTGATCGGCACGCAATCGGCTTTCGTGAGTCGCGATGGGCTGAGCTTTATCAACACGCAGATGCAGGCCGACGCGCGAATTTGGAGAATTTAACACCATGCCGAGCCTACTCATCAACGCAGCGTATTACCTTTATGTTGGCGTCAACACGGTAGCGGGCGCCGTCGTGCTGAGTCAGGCCGCAGCGATCGCCGTCGTGAATTTCGTGGCGCTTACAGCCGCCTCGATGGCCGCGTCAAAGCTCCTTGCGCCCAAGATGCCGAGCTTTTCCGACGCCTCGCTCTCGGAGCGATCGCAAATGGTGCGCTCGCCGATTGCATCGCGACAAATCATTTACGGCACGGCGAAGGTCTCGGGCGTGGTCGTTTACATTTCAACGACCGGAAACAAAAACGAAAACCTGCACATGGTCGTCGCGTTGGCCGGTCACGCGGTAGAGGAAATCGGGAACGTTTATTTCGGCGAAGACCTCGCGCTGACCGGCTCTGGCTCGTCAGCGAATCAGGGCCGCTTTGTCGGCAAGGCTCAAATTTACAAGCAGCTCGGCAGCTCAACGCAGGTCGCGCAGCCGCAACTCGTCTCTGCGACCTCGGGACTGACTGACGGAAAGTGGACGGACGCTCACCGGCTGCGCGGCATCGCTTACATTTACGTCAATCTGACGTGGGACACGGAAGTATTTACGAACGGGATACCGAACATCTCGGCAATCGTGAAGGGCAAGGTCATCGCTGACCCGCGAAACTCCACGACGGTGTGGAGCGCAAACCCTGCACTCTGCTTGCTCGACTATCTCAAGAGCGATCTCGCGCTCTCCATGAACGACACCGAGATTGACGTGGAATCGTTCAAGACTGCGGCTAACATTTGCGACGAGCAAGTGCAGGTGCTGCCGGTCTCGCCGGTCACCTACGAGAACCGCTACGAGTGCAATGGCGTGCTCTCAACGAGCGAATCGCCAGACTCTAACATCGGCAAATTGCTTAGCTCGATGGGCGGGCTCATCGCCTATTCTGGCGGCAAGATTGTGCTCTACGCGGCGGGCTACCGCATCCCAACCGTAACGCTGAGTGAGAAGCATTTCGCTGGCGGCATGAGCGTGCAGACCCGAACAAGCGCACGCGACCGAGTTAACGCCGTGAAGGGCGTTTACGTCTCTGAAGCGAATCAATGGCAGGTCTCGGACTTCCCTTCGATTGCGCCATCAGCCTACTACACGGCCGATAATAGCGTGCGCTACTGGCGCGACGTAGTGCTGCCGTTCACGACCTCCTCGTCTTGCGCGCAGCGTCTCGCCGTCATCGAGCTTCGCCGAGCGCGCGAAGAAATCACCTTCACCGCGCGCTTCCGACTCGAAGCGATGCAGGTCCGCGCAGGCGATACGGTGATGATCACCAATGCAAAACTCGGGTGGTCCGCGAAGGTATTCGAGGTGATGGAGTGGCATTTTACGACAGAGGGAAATCCGCCGAACATCGGCGTCGAGATGACGATGCGCGAGACCGCTTCAACTGTTTACGATTGGACCGTTGCCGACGAGGTTGCGGTTCCAGATTCACCGAATACGACGCTACCGAACCCCTACGACCTGAGCGCGCCGACCAATCTCACGCTTACGGCAAACGGAACGACGCAGCTCATCCAAGCCGACGGCACGGCGCTGCCTCGCATCCTTGTGGCGTGGACCGCGCCCGCCGAGGCGTTCATTCAATCGGGCGGCGTAGTGGGCATCGAATACAAGGAAAGCACGTCAGCGACGTATCTCACATGGAGCCGCGTCGGAGGAGACCAGACGCGCGACTACATTTCGAGCGACGTGAAGATCGGTCTGACCTACGACGTGCGAATTTTTGGCGAGTCTTATTTTAACGTATCAACGAGTTACCTCACGGCGCAAACAGGCGTCGCCAAAGACACCACCGCCCCAAGCATCCCCACCGGTCTCACCGCCGTAGTCGGCACGGGCCGCGCCGTGTCGCTGGACTGGAACGACAACACCGAGCCCGACTTTTCGGAGTATGGCATTTACCGCAACACCACGGCGGTCACGCCAGCGAACGCCAACACGAACAAAATCGCCGAGGTGCGCGCGTCGCGTTTCGTGGACACGGACGTGGACATCGGGACCACGTATTACTATTGGCTCAACGCTTACGACACCGTGGAAAACGTGTCAGGGTTTACCAACTACGTGCAGGCCACGCCATCGGTCATCACCGCTGGGCCTATTGATCCAACCGCGCCGAGCACGCCAAACGCGCCGACGCTCATCAGCACGACGGTTTATCTTTCGTCGGACGGCGGTTCATTCGCGCGCGTCTCGCTCACAGCTCCTCCGCTTCCCTCGGGCGCGGTCGCTCTCGATGTGCTTTACCGGCGCACGGGCGCGAGCGATTACATCGTCGGCAATCAAATCGCGTCGTCGGTGTCCTACGCGGTGTCAATTGACGATCTGACCGTTGGCGAATCCTACCAGTTCGCAGCGCGCGGGATTTCGTTCTCGGGGGCGATCTCGCCGCTATCGACCGCGCTGAGTCAGAGTGCGCCGAGCAACACGACGCCACCGGCTGCACCGAGTGCTCTCACGTATGTCGCAGGAAATGACGCCGCCTTTTTGAGACCGCCCGAAACGAGTGCGGGAGACGTGACATTCTCGGTCCGAGTAAACTGGACTGCATCGACAACGAAAAGCGTCGTAGGTTACGAGATAGTGGCGACAACCGACAACACGGACGCAGCGGCTGAAGTTGCGTATGCCGCAGGATTTTATTTCTCGTCACCGATAGCCGAGGAAATCCTTTCAAGAGCACTTCCAGCCAGCGCCTTTGTTCGCGTGCGCGCAGTTGATCGCAGCGGAACGAGGAGCGCGTGGTTCGGTGACAATGTGAATCTAAATACGCCGACGACATACTGGGGCGTTGCAGCTGGCACAATGATGAATCAGGAGGCGAACGCCGTGGCAATCAGCGGCGGCACGGCAAGCCTAACATCGGTAACGGCATCAACCGCCCGCGCCGCCTCGCTGATCGTCGCTCCCGCAGCCGCAACGAATCCACGCGCGCAGCTTGCGCTCTATGCGGGAAGCGACGTGAAGAACATGACGGCGGGGACGCCAACCGACACGCTCGATGTGGACATTACAAACCGAGGATTCACAGCAAAACCCGACTGGGGTCT